ATGCGCTCTTCAGCCATTTCAAGCGTGATGTACAGCACATTTCGGTTCTGCATGAGACACGCAGCAGCATGGTGGCACATGAACAGCGACTTGCCCACGCCTGTTCCTGCCATGATGATGTTCAGAGTCTTCGGAGAGATACCGCCCTTGGTGATGGCATTGAACATCTCCAAGTCAAACGGAACCTTTCGCTCCACCCTGTGGTAGAACTCATGGCGAGACTCGTAGTCCTCAAGGAAATCGTGTCCCACATTCGTGTCAAAAGAAACCGCGAGAGCCTTTGAAAGAATCTCGGGGAGAGCATGGGGAGTCCGTGCCTTGTCCTTGCCGTCTATGATCTGAATGGATTCAAGAATGGCATTATAGATGGCTTTGTCCTTGCAGAACTTCTCGGTGGTGTCGCTCAACCACTGCGTGTCCTGCTTGGCGGACTTCCCCATGTCTCCTACGAGGCTCTTGCACTTGGAGAACTCGTCCTCCGTCAATCCCTTGTTGTCTTCAAGTGCAATAAGCAGGGCATCCTTTGTGGGAATGCCCTTGTACTGATTAACGAAATCCTTGATGGATCGGAACACTGCCCGATCCACGCGGTCAAGGAAATACTCCTCCTGCAAGAATGGAATGGTCTTCTTGCAGAACTCGGGATCGTTCAGCAGTCCCGACAGGATCGTTTTTTCAGTTTGACTCATTTAGTCCAAGTTCCTCATCAAGTTCAGCCAGACGATCCATTGCCTGCTGTGCTTCGTCCCTGCCGTAGCAGAACTCCTTCTTCGCAGCAATGTCAATAGCCCGCAGGATGTCCTCGTTGTAGTACTTCTCGGGGTTCTTGTTGATCTGCGATTCAAACACGGTCTTGCCGTTGGGCAACTGAATCTTCGTGGACACCTTCGTAAAGATACCGTGCTTCAGCGCAATGTCAAGCAGTCCGTAATACTTGTTTAGTCCAGTTTCAAAATTCAACTGCACATCCACCATTTTGTCCTGCTTGGTGAGTCGGCTCTTGTGTGCCTTGCAGTGGATGATGTTGCCCACCACCTCGTTGTCCACCTTGTCCTTCTTCTTGGACAGGTAGATGATGGTGGAAGCCGCATACTTCAGACCGCTGCCGCCACCCATCTCCTTCATGGGAACATACGCGCCCACCACATCGTAGGTGTGGTTCGTCATCAGCAGGGGAATCCGTGCATGACCCAACTTGATGGTCAGGACGCGGAACGCTGCCTTTGCCACCTGTGCGCGAGTCATGTCGCGGGTAGTCTTACCCTCTGCGGTGTCGTTCATCTCCTTCTCGGTGGACAACATTCCAAGCGAGTCAAGCACGATCATCATGCGGGGGCGGGAGTCCTTGTCTGCTTCAAGGTACTTGTCCACCGACAGAACGCACTGGTGGCGGAACTCCTCAATGGTAGCCACGGGCAGCACAGCCACGCGGTCGGTGTCAATGCCACGGGACTTCAGCAGATCGGTGGTAATGGCTTGCTCCGTATCAAAGTACATGACCATCGCGTTTGGATCGGAGTTCAGGAACTCACGCACCACATTCAGGGCAAAGTAGGTCTTGCCTGTGGCTTGCTCACCCGCAAGGGCAATGATCTTGTTGTCAGGCATTCCTCCGTGGATGGAACCGCTCAACAGTGCGTTGAACGCATACGATCCCGTGGAGATGAATCCCTTTACATCGCTGCCCTCCAAGCCGTCAGAGGCTACGGTGGCGTACTTGTTTCCTGCTGCCTTCAGAATGTCCTTCAGTTTCATGCTTTCTCCAATTCTTTCATCTGTGCGTCAATGAGCATCATCTCGGACTCGTTAGCCCGTATTGTATCCAACGGCGTAAGTTTGTCAACGATCATCTGCTGTGTTTCACGCCGCAGCAGGTCTTTTCTTTTTGAGAGAAGACCTTTCAAGTATTCAAGATTTAGGGTACTCATCAGGTGGTGAGTTTGAGTCCTGCGGAAGCAGCGGTGGGAACCACAAGCCCGTTGAACGCACCGTTGAACTCGTTTGCAAGATCGGTCGCAGGATCCGCCGTGAACATCACATAGGAAGCAGGAACCGTCATCTTCTGCTCCTTCACGGAAGCCATCCACGGCACGACAGCAATATTTGCACCGCCGCCCTTTGTGGGCATGGGAACAACCATGCACGGATTCTTGAGGGTATACGACACAACGGTATCGCCTTCAAAATTCTCGGTCACGGAAGCAATGAGTTCTTCGCCAGTCTGAACCTTCACGATCTTTGTAGCCATTACGAATCCTTTTGTTAGGGGTTAGATACTGTATGTAGTGAACGAATCAAGCAAACAGTGACTCAAGACTATTTCTTTCCTCGGGACTCCACCCCATCGCATCGGTGATGGCGCGTAGAGGCTCAAGGAAAGTCTTTTTGAATTGAGTGTCGTAGTCAATGTATTTCTGAAGACCGAACTCCTTCGGCATGGTGACGGGGAAACCGATCACGCCTTCGTGGATGGGATTGGGAGTCTTCAGGTAGATGAACTTCATCTTCTCGCCTTCACCGATGGTGCGGTACTTCTTGCTCAAGCCCATCTTTTTGACAAGAGCGTTGTGGAGCAGAGCCGCCTTCACCGCGATGGGCGTTCCCTTCTTGTAGATCGTGAGCGGTGACGAGTACTCGTCCATGCCGTTCACGCCACGGGGAGAGGCGACTTCCTCAACAGGCAGGGACTTGAACTCGCGCTCCGTCTTGCGGACAAACTCCTGAAGCGTTGCTTCGTCACGCATCAGCACCATCTCAATGGCAGTCTTCAGTGCCTTGCGAACATACGCAGGAGTGGACGAACGCGCAGTCTCAATGCCCATGATCTTGAACTTCGGGGTCTTGTAGCGAACGCCTTCGGCATCCCACACCGACAGCATATACCGCTTCTTCGCAGTCCACACGCCGCTCTCCGCAATGACTTCGCGTCCCATCACCATCTTGTTGGAGTAGGCGTTCATGCAGTCCGCAAGGGTGGCGAACTCCCGCTCAATCTGTGGCTGTATCACCCGCTCACAGAATCCGTTCAGGAAGTCCACCACCCGTTGCGTGTCGCGTTCGCCCTTGAAAGACGAATCCACCACCTTGCCAAGTCTCAAGTATACGGAGTCCGTGTCCATGTAGATCACATACACCTCGCCCTCCGTCTTCAGGATGCGGTTCAGGAACTTGTTCAGCGCGTCACCGATCCACTGAATGTTCAACTGCCCCGAAAGCGTGATGGCTTCCGCAAGTGCCACATCAAAGAATCTGAAGTACTGATTGCCGATTGCGCCGTATGCGGAGTTCAACTGAATCTTCCGCACCAACTGGAAGTTGTGGTACTTGGAAATCTCGTACTCAATCTTGCGCCGCTCTTCGGCGGGAGCGTTCTTGTCCAAGTCCACCAACCGCTTCTGTGCTGCGATCATCAGGCTCTTGTAGTGCTTGCGTTCTGCGTACATCTTCTCCATGAGTTCAGGCAGGAAGCCTTGGCGGTCGCGCACGAACGCAACGCCGTTCGCCGCCACGCTCACGCCGTCTGCCTTCGCGGAGTTCAGATATTCCGCAGGATCAATGAAATCCTTCACCGCTTCCCCGCGATTCCGTGCCAACATGGACTCGGGAGAGATGGCTCCGCGCCGCCACACGGGATTGGTGTCTTTTGTCTCGGGAGAGATGTTGTACTGCATGATGAGGTGCGGATACAGCGAGTTCAAGTCAAAACTCACCACCCAATCGTGCTTGCCCACGATGGGATTCATCACATACGCACCCGCGTACTGATCATCCTTCTTCTGATCGGTCTTCTGCGGAATCACCATGCCCTTGCTCATCAGGTGGTGGTGGATGATGGCATCCCATGTGCGGACTTGAGAGAACACATCCTCAAAGTTCACCCGCGCCGAATACGCCAACGCCACCGCCAGTTCCAGCAGTTTCAGTTTGGATTCAAGGCGGTCAACAAGCCGCACATCTTGGAAGTTATACTCCATGAACCGCTGAAAGTTCTGTGTGTAGAACTCCTGAATGGTTTCGTATTCCGCATACGACAGTTTCTCTTCGCCCAACTCCACCTTGGAAATGTGATTGAGGGAGTATGACTCCTGCTTCACATAGGTGAAAGTCTGATACAGTTCAAAGTAGTCAAGCGTGGCAACGCCGCTGATTACATACGCGGTCTGGTCGCGTCCCATGCGATTCACCACAGTCTCGCGGAGTTTGCCCCACGGCGAGAGGGAGTTCCCCCATCCTTCTTCAAGGTAGTTCATCCGCGCCACAAGGTACGGAATATCAAAGAAGCGGATGTTCCACCCCGTCACGATGTCGGGATCAAGGAACCTCCACAGTTCAATGAACCCTGCAAGCAGTTCTTGCTCGTCATCATAAGGAATGCAGGAAACTCCCTCGCCGTCAATATGAAAGTCTCCCAATCCTAGCACATAGGTCTTGTCACCCATTGAGATCGTGATTGCAATGACCCGCTCCGTGGGAGAGGATGGCGTGGGAAAACCGCCGTCACACGATGTCTCAATGTCCAAGTTGGCTATGCGGAGGCTGCTGAAGTCGTAATCGACTTCATTGGGAAACTCCTTGTAAAGGTACTGATACACAAAGTTGGTGTTTCCGTAGATGTCGTAGTTGGAGACATCCTTGAAACGGTCAATGAACTCGCGGGCTTCCCCGATGCCGTCAAACTGAATGGGCTGCACGGGCTTGCCGTTGATGGTGGTGAACTCTCCTGCGTCCTTGGACGGGATGTAGAGGGTAGGACAGAACGGCACACGGAGGTGTTGACGCTGCCCGTTTCGCCATCCACGGTACAGGATGTTCTTGCCACGAATATCAACGGAAGTGTAGAAGTCCACGATGCTCCTTAACGCTCAACGAGTGCAATCCAGTCCTGATGAACCATGTCCCTGCCGTCATGTCCCTGACCTTGGTTCTTGGTGCGATCCCACAGAACCTTGTCTCCAACCTTGATGTCTTCCGTTATCTTATCACCGATTGCGGTAACCGTAGCCCAAATGTACTGGGTTTTGACTACTTCATTGTAGATGATACCCGCTTCGGTTTCCTTCTGACCGCCAAGGTGCGACTGCACCCAAATCCATTTTCCAATTGGCTTAAACTTGCTCATTTAAAATCTCCTCTAGGGTTTGTGGAACGGATTCTTTAATCCGCTCTTCCGCAATCTTCACATATTCAGAATTCAATTCAGTCCCGATGTAGTTGCGTCCGTTCTTCAGTGCCACAACAGCAGTGGTGCCGCTGCCTGTGAACGGATCAAACACCGTGCCGTCCTTGGGGCATCCTGCAAGCACACACGGCTCAATCAGGTTCTCGGGGTACACCGCAAAGTGTGCGCCCTTGTAGCCCTTGGCGTTCACCGTCCACACCGACCGCTTGTTTTTGCGAGTTGGATACCCATCATACGGTTTTCCACCACCGTTTTCTCCCTGTTCTCGTCCATCAATTTCCCATGCGCCCTTGCTACCACGCGGTCTTCGCTTTTCGTTTGGATACGCAAGAGGTTCGCTTATTGCGTCCTTATCGTAGTAATACTTGGGCTTCTTGGACAGTAGGAAGATGTACTCATGCGACTTCGTGCAGCGGTCTTCCACGCTTTCAGGCATGGGGTTTGGCTTGTGCCAGATGATGTCCTGCCGCAGATACCACCCGTCCGCTTGCAGCGCAAACGCTACGCGCCACGGAATGCCGATCAAGTCCTTGGTCTTCAGCCCCTTCTGATCCTTGCGATTGCCTGGTACAAAATCCGATGGCATTCCACGCTGACCTCCGATGGTCTGTGGAGGCGGTGCAACATTCTTTGCAGCCATGTACGAGTCACCAAGATTCAGCCACAGCGTACCGTCATCACGCAGGATGCGGCGCACCTCGCGGAACACTTCAGTCATCTTCTGCACATAGCCGTCAACGGTGTCCTCCTGCCCGATCTCGCTGTCCCCGCCACCGTAGTCGCGGAGTCCAAAGTACGGAGGAGAAGTGATGCAAGTCTGAACGCAGCCGTCAGGCAGCGTCTTCATGCCCTCAATGCAGTCGCCAAGTATAATGCGGTGTGTGTTCATGCAATATCCCCGTAGAACTTGCCACGCTCAAAGAAGTTCTCTTCATGCCCTACAAAGCCAAAGCACTCCTGTGCGTAGTCAAGAATGATCTGCTTGTCAAACTTGTTGCAGGAGTACACATCAAGCGTGATGAAGTGAGTCGGTTCAATAGAGTGAATCTGAATACCGCTCTCAATAAGCGGAACCCAACCGCTCACCCCTG